GATTCCTCTTCTATCCAGAGATCTCGGAGAAAGTGAAGGGACAGAAACCTAAAGTTATCCGTGATTCCAAGTTCGTTCTTGGAACTAACGGTCAACCTATGGGATCCGTTCTTTCATTTCCGATTTTATGCACTGTCAATTTGGCAGCCTATCATCATGCCTGTAAACAATACTTTTCGGTTCATCAAGATCGAGATCTTTACGAGCGCATGCGCCGTTATGTTCTGGTCAACGGTGACGATATTCTCTTTAAGGCCAACTTAGAATTTTACGAAATTTGGAAACGTTCAGTCAGTTTGTTTGGTTTCATTCTCTCACAGGGAAAGAACTATGCATCCAAGACTCACGCTTACATTAATTCGCAACTCTTTATGGTTAAAGGGGAACATCATTCATCGACCATGAAACGCTACGGTTACATGAACTTGGGTATGGTATTCGGTATGGAAGATGGTATGGTTTCAAATCCAACTCAACTGGCACAAGGTCTTAACGATATGTTTCGACTTTGCCCCTGGTCAACGGCCTGCTTAAAACAGGTTCAGAATCGCTACGATTCCCGCTATGGTTGGTTCCGTCCCAATTGGTTTATTCCAATTGAGCTCGGTGGTCTTGGGATTGATCCCAAGTTTGCCCTGAAGCCTATCAAGTACACACTGAACCAGAGAAAGGTTGCGACCCGCTTCCTTTTCTCCCCTGCCCTTTCACTCTACCGTAAGATCTCTTCAGAGACAGACCGTGTTGGCAATGTACAGAAGTTAATACATACTTTACAAATATTGCTTAAACGCTCCCACATGATCCCCAGCGACCTAGACTATGTCGAAGGTCCCCATGAGTCATCTTTGGATGAATCTGGTTGGGTTGAAAAGATTTGTATGGCTAACTACCTAATGAATCCTTCCGCATCGTGTGGTGACGAGTCAGTCTACAAGAATAAGGTTCTTAAAATGAAGAGGACGGTGAATCCAATGAATGTTGATACAATCAACCGTTATTGGCACCCTCGGTGGTATTCTTCAAGATTACCCCCTGCTCCTCCTCCAAACCTCATTCTTCCAGTATCTGATGAACAAATATCTTTTATCCGCGAATTCTATAATCGTGAGCCTCGTCACCTGATCAGTATCCACCTTATGGAGGATGCTGTCGAGAGTGGAGAACTTACAGCTGATCAACTCAGCTATGAACTCTCACTGTTCAGTGATTTGGTAAGCTCCGATTATGGAATTCTTTAACGGGGTTTGAGTCTTAATCGCCCAAAACTGTTTTGATCCTTAAGCAAGATCATGTGAAATTCAGTACGAAGGGAAACCGGTGTCAAGAGACTGCACGGGCGAGCGATCAAGTCGACTCAGATGTACAGTCCCCACGATCAGGGTATCCCGTGGCGATCAAGTGTAATACTCAACACTGCTTACTAGGGTAAATAATACAATGCACAAATCAAAGAATGCACATAAAAGTGGAAAAGGAAAAGGGAAGATGCCAAGTCGGAAGCCAAAGCTTTCGGCCTACGTCAGTGGCTATGGGGTCGATGCTGGATTTCAATATGAGAAACAGCGGGCCCCCGCAGCTTTAGGAACAAAGATGAAATTTACGGCGCCGGCCACGACTTCAGTCGCAGGTGGCGAGCGAATTTCTGGAACCTCAGTCATTGGAGATGTACCGAATTTGGCGGGTTTCGCTTTTTGGGAAATTAATCCAGGTTTACCTGAATTACTCCCTCAAGTGGCACCCACAGCCGGTCTCTTCTCTGAGTATCGGTTTGAGAAATTAACTTTCCGTTATATTCCATCAGTTGGTTCTAACGAGCAAGGTCGGGTGATTTTCGTTTTCAACAAGAACGTTCAAGATCCGTCCCCATCAACGTTTACGGAAGCAGCCTCTTATGAAGGGACTACTGCTGTAAATGTTTGGGAGGACATGAACTTTAACGCTCAAGTTGGTGAATGGAAATTCGTCCGGCAAGGTCCCTATCCACCTGACAGCGATCCAAAGACTTTTGATGCGGGGAGATTCACTGTAATTACAGAGAACTTCACGACGGAAGATACCAACAAAGGTTCAATCCTT